GATATAGGCAGCTCCGAGGTGATCGCTGCCCCGGAGTCGAGCCTGAAGAGGCGGTTCTCGATCGAGCCGGGCTTGTGAATCTCCACCCTCAGGTATCCCCGCTGGATATGGTCTTCATACTGGTTAAAGTTATAACAGATGCAGTGGGCTTGGACGTCTCGGCCATCGTCGGGACTCACGACCGGGAACCAGTACCGGGGATCTATCCGCTCGACGATCCCGCCCCGCCGAGGATCGAATCGGACCTTCAAGACAGCGTTCCCAAATCGGAGGATGTCGGCGAAGAGGTCATAGACGAGGAGGTCGAGGTCGTTCGCCTCGGCGATCCGATCTATCTCGGCCTGGTTATCGGCGAAGAGCCGTAGCGGGCTCGCCAGGTCGCATATGAGCGTGGTCGACCGCTTGAACCAGTTGGCCGTGATCTGGTCGAGATCGTCGTCTAGCGCCGTGATCCCCGGAAAGGCGGCCTCGTGGTCGCCTTCGAAAAGCAAAGTGCATCTATCGTATCGGTCTATCCTCGCCCGCTCGTCGGTCGGAGGCCATCTCCGCCCCGGCTCCAGGAATGAAAAGTCTGTGAGTGTCATGATCCCCCACCCCTCTTGAAAATGAAATTAGCAGGATATCGTAAAGCGTCTATTAGGTCGTCTGATTCTTTTATTGGCCTGTCCTCGCCCCGTTCGGTCGCCTTCGGGTCCCACCTGTACCCCTCAATTTCTTCGATAAGTCGAGGACATGCCGGCCCCACGATCTTAAGGGCCCCCGTCGAGAGGGCCGAGGAGACCCGGCCTATCCCGTCGAGGACCGCGTTATCGGCGCCCCGGACCCGCTGCACCCCATCAGCCCGGAGCTGGTTGATGAGGGCTTTTGCGCTCGGGTCGACCAGGATCGCCGACGGATAATTCCCCCCCAGGAAGCCCTGGAGGTCCTGGGAGAGCCTGGCGTTCGTCCTGTCGCTCTCCCTGTACTCGCCGAAAGCATACCAGCAGCCGCCCCACAGCCCGAGCTTCAAGAATGCCGTCGGATGGGTTTGGCCGTAGTCGATACCGACGACTAGCGACTTCATCGGGCCGTCGGGGATCGAGGGGACGACGTGGAGGGCCCGGTCGAAATGCGGGAATACAGCGCCCTCGGCCGCCACCCATTCGCCGAGGATGTACCTCTGGTAGAATAGGGAGGTCGGAGGGCCGAACTGGCGCTTGAGCTCCTCGACGTAGGCGGGATCGAGCCAGGGGTTATCCTCCAGCCTGAAATGCCAGCTCTTGAGGTCGAGGTCGTCCTCCCGGTCGAGCCACCTCTTTTTTAGGTAATGGCCGGGGCCGCCGGGGTTCGTCGTCAGGAAAAGCTGGGAGCCGGGCTCGGATAGACGAGAGATGAGCATGTTGAAGAAGCTCTCAGGGACGAGAGAGCCCTCATCGACGTAGGCTCCGCCGAGGGTGAGGCCTGCGATCTTCGTATAGGCCGCCTCGTCGTTCCCGCCCTCCACCATGATGGGGCGGCCGTAGATGTAGGCCGTCTTAAGGGACCTCTTATAGTCGAAGTTATTCGAACCGACGAGGGAGGCGATGGGGCTAAGGACGTTCCTCTCAAGGGAGAAGAGGGTCTTACCGGCCATCAGGAGGTTGACCCCCACCGGAGCCTCCAGGACGGCCCGGAGCCACCTGACGTTGGCGCCGACGGTCTTCGCAGATCGGACCGCCCCATGGGCTAGATTTATCCTGGCGTCGGAGTGAAGGCAGAAGTCCCGCTGTTTGCCGACGGGGATCTCGAAGGCCATCTATCCCACCCCCGCCTTCAGGGCCCGGATCCTCTCCAGGATCGTCTCCAGGTTGGCGAGGAGGGCCGAGGCCTCCGCCTCAAGCTCTCGAAGCTCCATCTCCTCGATGAGATCGGCGACGGTCCTCAAGGCCCCGCCTCCTCGGCCGTCATCTTCTCGAAGAGGATACGGATTTCCCCGCCTCTCGCCGACGGGTCGGTGGACTCTTCCAGCCGCCGCTTGTCGATGCCGATCGCTATCGCCGTTGCGAGATACTGGAGGTCTCGGGAGCTGTCGCAGGTCTTCATCAATTCTTTTGCTTTGTTAAGAAGCTCGCCTATTAGCTTGATCCTGTCTTCGGCGGCGTAACATGATTTGGCGATCGCTGCCTTTTTGGCCTCCGAACGCTCGGCCAAATCGAGACCGTTTCTCTTCGCTACGTCGGATATGGTAGAATTGGAGCGGTCGAATTCCCGGCCGACGTCTCGGACGGATCGGCCCTCCTCCAGGGCCGCCAGGATCGCCTTCTCCTCCTCCGGCGAGACGGGGCCGCCTTTACTCACTCAGGACCACCCCGTAAGAGGGAATGGAGCGGCCCGTATGGCATCGGGCCGCTTTTTTGGGAGAAATGGGGGCATGGTGGCGCCCCCAGATCATCGGGAAGGGGGAGGAGTCGGGGGCGGTCATGTGGAGGAAGAGCGGCGGAACCGGTTGGCCCGCCCCCGAGTTTTCAAAAATTCACCACGTTTTACGGCTCGATTAAGCACGTTTTTAAGAGATTTGTCGGAGACACGGCCAAATCGAGACTGTACCCTCCTATTTATCTCTGAAAACGTGACTTCCTCGCCTTCTTTTGTTACGGCGATAATCATATCGTAATTGGTCAAGTACCCTTCCCCAGAAGATGAAGCATTTCTGCCTACAAATACCTTCGCTCTAATAGAAGTCCAGTCGGAGAGGAGGGTTTGTTTCAAGCCCCCACCTCCCGGATGATCCCCTTATCTCGCAAGATCTTTGCTTGGAGATCAGGAAGGCCCGAGACGAGATCGTTCTTCTTCAGAGCCCATCGCTTGAACCCGTCCGTAAACGTTGGCACGTCCTCCAGGACGATGTAAGTCTTCTGGGGGGCCGGTTCTGCTGGAGTCTTGAAGTGCTCCAGGTGCTCAGCTTCCCGTCTGGCTGCCTCGGCGAGATTCTCGGAGATGGTACTTGGTCTATTTTGGACCAGCATATGCCGGTCAGCTGGACAGAAAGAATCGCTATCTGGACCAGCAGGACCGGCAAGACCGGCAGAATCGTGTACCTTATTATAGTGAATTTCAGGACTTTCTATGTCTTCAGTTTCCTCTATGGAATTAATAGGATTGCTTGGTCTTGCTGGTCTTGCTGGTCTTGTTATCGATTTATGCTGGTCCATTGCTGGTCCATTGCTGGTCCACTCCAAGAGAAACTCATTCCATGAATCCTCGTTAAAATCGCAGTTCTGCCAGACCTGAATACGTCCTGCTGGAGAATTCTCTCGCCCCTTCGAGTACTTGAGCCTGCGACCGATGCTGTTAAAGTCTCTGTCTCGGATCGGCGAGGCACCGACTATCTGACAAAACTCTTCATACTTCTGATAAAGCCACTTCGAGGAGACAGATCGGCCCGGATCGCCTTCGACGAACCTGTCCCAGAAGATATCCCCTGATGCGGCCTTCATGTCATAGGCTTCAGCTATCTTCACACCGGATGCCACCCTATGAATAGTCCTCGTCTCGATGACCTTCGGGGCGATTTCGATGAGGGCGTTCAAGAGGCCCGACAGCTCTTCAGGCCTCGTAATCTTCGCGAGAACGTCCGGGTCTCTTCGCATCTCATAAGCCTCTATAGGCTCATCGACGAACGAATAGGGCCACAGGATAGGGGCGATCCTCCGATTAAAGGCGTGGGTGTTGTCGTCGAATCGTGGCGGTCGGTTGCAATCGTAGATAATGAAGCAATGGGGCCTAAAAGATACGTGGTCGGTATGCTTCCGGTCTGCTGTGACCTTCCCGCCGCCGCTGATGTGCTTTATCCATCTGATCTCGGACCTTCCGCCTTCGACCTCTGAGTTGATGAGGAAGCTCTTTCCTTTCAGCTCCCAAAGATCGAACCTCCTCTTCCCCAGGGTGGAGACTTCAGCCTCTGTAACCTGACCATCGCCCCAGAAGGCTCTGATCCACTCCTCAGCCACCGTCTTCCCGTTTTGGCCCCTGCCTATCCAAGGGCTGAAGTATTCGAAGTTAAGCCCCGTTGTCTTCGCCGCCAGGATCTCCAGAAACGTCCTCCTTCCATCAGCATCAAGAGAAGAGTCGAGGAACTTCTCGCCCTCCACCATCCGGGCCTCAGGATCGTAGAGTACAGGAGCTTTCCAGGTCCTCCGATATTTTGGGTCATGGGGCTTGAATCCAGCGTGCCCCCGCCTCATGTCGATAACGCCATTTTCGACGCAAAAGAGGTAGGGGTCCGAGTCGAAGATCTCGTACTCTTCCTTCGTCCTGAAGTACACCTTCTCCAGGGTCTCCTTCAATGATTTGATGGTAAGGAGGTCGCCGGCCACCCTATCCAGGATTTTACCGACGAGGTAGGCGCCTATGGGCTCGAATATGCCGGCGCTGTAGACCCAGATCTTCTTATCTGGCGTCGTGATGATCTCGAAGGCGTTGATGAGGGCATCCGCCGCCAGATCCGGCGAGAACTTAGGCCGCCCCTTATCGTCGTAGACGACGACGTCGCCAAACTCGATATTTCGAGTTGCGGCCTGGTCCACCGCCCGTTTATAATAGCAGTCTGATTCATGGCAGTAGAAGCTCAGGACCAGATCTTCTTTCAGCTCGTCACAGCTTATGGTCGTCCTGGCGCCGTGCAGGACCTCCATAACGAGCTTGTTGATCTCCTCCTCGCCGAGCGGATCCGCATTCCGGGTATCCCACTCTTCCATCTTCTCGATGACCTCGAAGCCCCTCGCCGTGAGGAAGTCCTTTCCCTCGGACTTCCAATGGCCTTTGAGCCACAAACAGACCGCCCGCGCCAGCTTCCGCGCCGTCGACTTGTTCGGACATCCGCCCACCCAAAGATCCTCTAAGCAAGGCGGGAAAAACTGAGTTAAGGGGTTCTCGATCTCGGACTTGGCCATGAGCGCGAGTAGCCCTAGGGCCTCGGCGGCATGTCCAGCTTTCGCCCCCTCGTGCGCGGCGGATACGGGCGGAGTCACACGACCACCTCGTCGAGTACCTTGGCCGCCTTGTCAGCCGCTATAAAAGGAGGTTGTCCTTCTTGTGATAACTCTCCGTCCGCCTCTTCTAGCAGGCCATTGACCTCTTCGACGAGATAACGAAGATCGATTAAAACAGATTCTAAAGCCGAAATAAGCTTTATATCGTGGTTTCCGGCCTCTCGGGCTTGTCTAAGCCCGTGGCGAACGCCAGCCTCAAAAACCTGGATATGGTCGTCGCCGATACCGCTTCCGACCTCATCGGAAGCTGATAAATAGTTGATCAGCTTATTATCATCCATGCTTTGTCCTCCTCCACAGGACAACGCACCTAGCATCTCTCGGGAGTTGCAACCTCCCGGGAGTAACTATTATGATGCGCCTTTTTCGATATGAGTAGAATCGTTTGCAAGCATTTAAATCTTACGTTAGCTAATGTATTTTTGAGATGTTGCGCTATTAAATAGCGCACAGGAAAGCTTATAGCGCATGGCGACCTTTAAAAAACCGACCGACCTCAGGCCCGATGATTCAACGGAAGCCGAGATCGGCCCCACCGCCCGCCTTCGATATCTTCCACAATCGGCACCTGGCGGGCGTCCTTTCGTATTCTTATGTAACCCACTCCTCCATTTTCGAGCAGCCGGTTACATAAGAAACGCTTTTGTAGGCGGTCGCCACTATCATCTTTTGGCATCCGAAAGGATGACTAAATCGAAAGGTAGGTGAACGGCCTACCAGACAACGATTACGTCATCCACCTGGTACGACGACGATGCCGTCTCGCAGACGTTGAACCCGCCTGCGGCCTTGTTCAGGAAGGCTTGATCGGCCTGGGGAGTGGTGCCCCCAGGCCTCGATCTCGCCATAGGATTTTCGGAAGTATCCACCACAAAACGACCTCTTTTCCCGTAGCCAAATGTTCGAGAAGTGGGGCATATCCTCCGAGGTCCTCGACCCCCCTCTGCTGCAAACTCGATTATTCCATACACTTAGAGAATAGTAGGATCTCGTCGCATACCATAATGCTTGACGGGCTGGAAAAGGCGTCATCGTGGTAGGGGGCTCGACTGGTGGCGGTTTTGCCGCTGTCGATTTTAGAAGGGAACTTCAGAAAAGAGAGGAGAGGGCTTTATAAGCCCTCAAACTCCAGATCGGGGCAATATCGCCGAGCCACCTCTAAAAGATTATTGTAGTCCCCGGCCGTCGCCTCGGCCACGAACGCC